GATTCTCAATGTACTGAGAGATTTGTTGTGTCTTAAGGATACTGATTTGCTCTTCGAAAGGAACTGTTTCAGGATAAGAACCAGGAGTTAATAGTTGACCTAACCAGTAATCGTTAAGGTCAGCTGGACATAAAGCTTCGTTTACTTTATATTGACATACAGTGATGTCTCTTTGAGTGTAGATTGTAGAACCAGATGAGTTCCATCCGCAAGTTCCGTCTTGCACTACTAAGTTTGAATCTAAAAGGTTGATAGCCTGAGAACCTTTGATACCAGGTTGAACCTTGATGATCTTTGCAGTTTCACCTTCCAAAATTGCTTTTCTGATCAACTCACCACCAACTTCGTCAGTGTACGTTGCCAAGCTAGAAAGGTTAAAACCGAAGTCATATTTTTTTGGATTTGCCATAGTTGTAATTTTATACTTTGGTTTAAATTTATTTTTTATAAGAGTTTAATCTTAATTTTCTGAGTTGTTCGAACATCTCAGATTTTGATGCGTTTAAATCAGCACCGATGTTTTTAGGTTGGTTGATTGGCTCACCTGCTGGTTCCTTTGAGAACTTTGCAACTTTTGCCTTCATCTCTTCTTGGTCTTTAACCATTGATTCGATTTTACCCATAATAGCATCAACCTTTTCCATTAGGGTCTTTTTAAATTCTTCGTCGATCATATCGTTTCCTTCAGATAGATCAGGTATCATTCCCATTCCTTCTTCAACGTCTTTAGCTTCTTCAGCTGGTAACTCAACGTTTTCTCTTTCAGTAATCTTTCCGTCTTTTGTCATGATCTTGATTAGAACTTCTTTACCTTCACTGTCTTTAAGCATTAATTCATGCTCGCCATCAGGTGCTGGTGTTTCTTTTCCATCAGGAGCTACAACAACGACATCTTGACCTACGTCAAAAGTTGGGGATTTGACAACAGTACCATCTTTAAGAGTTGCTTCAACGAAGCTTTCTGTTTTCTTTTCCATATCGTATTTTATTTCCTGGACTTTACCGTCCTCGATTTTTATTTTGGTCGTATCTTCCATTTCGTATTCTCCGTTCGGAGCTGGTAGCTGACCATGTTCTGTGATTATAAATATTGGCTCACCTACTGCAAGATTGGACTCAGTGATTAGTTCATTGGAACCATCAGCAAGTTTGTAACTGTTGAATTTATACAGACCAAGTAGTTTGTTTATTTTTCTAATAGTATCTAGGTATTTCATTCATTAACCTCTTTTAGTATAGATTTTATTTGTTCCAAAATATCCCTGTCTTGTGTAGAGAATTTTGCTCTTTCGATAAAGTATCCTTGAACAGAAAAACCTTTAAGTTTTCCATCTTTTACTTTGTTCCAAGTTTCATTGTCATTAACCTTCATGATGATCATCCAAGTACCTTGAGGATAATTCATCCCGAATACCTGTTGTTTATCTTTCTGAACATCATCAACAATCCAACTTTCAACAACGTCTACATCCTTTAAATACTTTCTTTGGTGCTCGATATTCGTAGCATCCAATAATTTGTCTCTCATGAACTTCTGTTGAAGTCTTTTGATTGTTTCGGCTGTGAAATAAACGTAGTATATGTCACCTGTAATTTCATTCCTACGGATTATCATTTTTTCTGGGATCATGGCGGGACCTACTACAAGTCTCTGTTCAGCATTAAAAACTGAAAAACTCATTTCCCCTCTTATTGTATCGAGTTTTTTGGAAGCCCAATCAATTCCTGTTGTTCCTCCCCATCCCAACCATGCAATATAACCTTTGTCTTTCCAAGGAGTTTCTTTAAATTCAGGGGCTACTTCTGAATTATTTCTATGTCTTTGGAATCCTGACATTCTTGCAATTGTTTCTTCAGAAATCTTTTCACCCTTACACAATTGGTTAGCTCTTATCCAACCTACTTGAGTCATCCCTTGAACTTCATCACCATGTTCTTCCTTCCATCTAATAGCTTTACAAGCATTGTTTCTTGCTGATTCAGGATAGTCATCATAAGATTGAAACTCTTGTTTCATCATTTCCATTGCCATCTTTTCAGGAACACAATTTGGAACCTCTCTTCCGTCAAGGTCTTTGGTACCAATTGCTTCATAACCTGGCCAACAAGCATCTTCAAGATCTGCCATCTCCAAATAACTACCTATTTTGGTGATATGTCCGTCCATAAAGGTCGTATCATGTATCATCCCTACTTCCTCATCGATTTCATGAATTAAGTCCTTAAAATCGGAAACCAATAGTTCTGCTTGAATCATGTCTTCAGGTGTTGCCATCTTCTTTGAAATAACATCATCCTCAATTCTAAATACATTGTCAGCAATTTGAGCTGCTGATCTAATCATTCCTTCAGTATCATCATCCATTGGCATCTGAATCAAGTGTTGAAATAGAGACAAAGCACCTGGACATAAGTGGAAGAATCTTGTTTGATATCCTAATACGTTTAAGTTACCCTCCTCAGCTGCTAAAACAGGCTTCCTTTCGACTTCTTCTGTTACTTGATCCACATAAGGTGAAAGTGCAGAAACATTTGGATTTCCCTGATTAGAAAATCCCGTTCTAGGAGGAGTGTTACCTGCGTTAATTGTTGCTGTGGTTCTTGTATCAGGACCTGCCATTCCATCTTCATCAATCAATCCCTTTCTTACAGATCCTTTGTTAATAATTCTGGCATCATTTCTATAAACCAATTGAACCCATTTGTGTCTACAGTTATAAGAACCTCTCCATTCAAAAATGGAATAACCATCAGGACCTACTGGATTGATGGATCTATTTGACATCTCATCAATATCCTCAATTCTGAATACTCTATTGGCTGACATCATTTCAGCACAGAAGGTTCTGTTCTTCTTGTCTGATGGTCCCACATACTTGTATCTGAATTTTACAGTAGGGGTGTCTTGTGCTGAAGGTGCATTTGGATCCGCTAAGATATTTGAGAACTCTTGTTTACCCAAATGTCTAACCTCACTAATAAACCAACCTTCTTGTTCAAGGAATCCTTGAGGTTCACCATATGCATGAAACATTTGTATCACCTTTGGAATTTCTTCGTCAGCTAATACGTATTTTTTCGTTTCCTCTTCTTGATCTTTGAAGTATTCAAATTTTGCTTCGTGAGCGGGATGCTCAACCAATGCAATACCATCGAGACCGGCTTTATCGTCGTCATCTTCAATGATTAATTCTATAATACGGGGATTCATACTAATAAATATCTTTTTTCTTAAAAATGTAAAACCTTATATTGTGGAACGAGATTTTTGTGCCATCTCGAACTGTTGCATTGATGTCATATCGGAAGCAACCACATAAGTTTTTATTGGTGCCATGTCTGATCCTCCACCTCCTGTCATTAGAGCTGTATCTGCAGCTGCTATTTGAGCTGCTGTTACACCCCCTCCAAATTGGAATGGAACACCTCCACCAGCTTGATTGATTGCTGATAAAAGTGGAGCAAACATTCTTGTTGATTCTGCATTGATCACAGATTCTCCATTCGATAACATTGCTGGTACACTATCATCAGTTGGTCCACCTGGTCCTGAAACCACACCACCTGATGCAAGTTTTCTTGGTTGTTCTTGAGCATTACCTCCTCCACCTCCTTGAGCATCTGTCTGGTCGATTTGTTTGATACCATTGATGGTTGCCATAACAGCAGTTGCAACACCCGCAGCTCCCGCTGTTAGGATCGCAATACCGGCAGGGGTCAAATAACCTGCTTTGGCCGCGTTCTTCTGAGTATTGATAACGATCGATGCAATACCTGCAGCATTTTCAATAATCAAACCGGCTTTAGCTAACCCTTTGTTTTTACCAGCAATTGTAGAAATTATTTTTCCAATATTACCAATTGCTTCAACGTAAGCTAACTGAGTTGCGACTCTTGCATCTTTGGAGTCCTTTTCAATCTTATCTCTTTTCTTAGCTTGTTCTTTGGTGAAAGCTGTATAGTTGGCATCTATTTCAGCTAACTTTGTTTTGTTTTCACCTGCAGCTAATATTTGAGCGTCATAATTTTCTTTAGCAATTCTATCTTCTTCAGCAAGGATTTCTTTCTTTCTGTCTAATCTTGTGGTCTCAGCATTCAGTTCTTCTTCAAGTTCAGTCATTCGGACCAAATTCTTGTCGACTTTTTTCTTCGTCTCACGATCTAAATCCTTTTGAGCTTCTTGATCTTGGAATAAACCAAACTGAGCAATTGATTTGGTTAAGTCACCGATTCTCTTAAGTTCAGCATCAGTAAGGGTTTTACCCTCATTCTGTCTTGTTGTAAGTGCTGCTAATTCATCAGTGTATAATTTAAGTTGAGCATCGTTCTTTTTCTTAGCTGCGGCAATGGCTTCATCTGAGTCTTCACCATATTTCAATTTCATCTTTTCATAGAACATTGTTGATTCATCAAGAAGAGTTTGATTTTTTTGTATTTCTATAGCCAATAACTTTTGGAAATCCTCTGATGCTTTTTTGATCGCATCTTCACTAGCTTTCTTTCTTGATTCCTGATCATTCTTAATCGAATCAGCAATAGCTTTAGCTTGTTCCTTATCTCTTAATTCTCTTTGAGATTTACTCAACTTATTGTCCTTATCTTCCAATGCATTTTTATCTGCATAGTATTTCTTCAGTTTTGACTCAAGGTCTTTATAGTAAGCTTCGTCCTTTTGTTGTGTGAAATCTTGGAATCCTGTCAATAACTTAATCTCAGCGTCGATATTGGCTATCTGAGCTTGTCTTTTCTCTTTTGCTCTTTGAGCTGCTTCCTGTGCAGCTGCTTTTGCCGCTGCCTGTTCTTCTTTCCTGATCGCTTCTTGAGCTGCAGCTGTCTTCTTACCTATCTTGGCCTCATCAGCTGAAATTTGTTCTACCTCGCCTAAAGTTCCATATAACGCATTTAGTTTATCTCTGTTGAGACCTTTAAGATCAGTTACAGTCGAAGCAAAGTTTTCGATTTCCTGTTGGTTAGCTTTTTGTAATGCGTTTATCTTATCTTGAGATAAACCTAATTCAACAGCTAACTCCATCGCTTGAGCTCTCGCTTTTTTCTGTGCTCTATCCCTACCTTCTTTTGCGATATCTCTTTCAAGTTTTTCTGCGTCCTGAAGAGCTTTCATTCTTTCTGCTGTGGACTTATTCGCATCACCAGCGATTTCTCTTGCTTCAGCTAAAGCTCTGTTAGATTTTGATTGAGCAAGTTCGTAAGCCGCTTGTGAGTCTTCCAATTGATCGTAGGCATCTGCAACACTAGCCAAAGCATCACCAGCGTCCTCAGCCCCACCCAATAGACTTGAGAAGAAATTACCAACAGCCGCTGCTGCATCTGCAAGTTTTTCTAAAGCAAAGGTGACAGGGGGTAAAATTGCGTTAGCTAATTTTCCCATCATTCCTGAGAAGATACCAACAATTTTGTTGATAGGGTCCATCACCCCTTCCATTTCAGAGAACTTTTGTATAACCTTGGTCAATACAAGAGCTAACAATCCAATTGGAGAGGCTTTAAGTAACATGTTAAAGTTACCAAAGAATTTACCCACACCTTGAACTGATTGACCTACAGTCCCCAAAATACCTGGTAGTCCTGCTAATTGATCAAAGAATCCTTTGTTTGCATTCTTAGCGGTCTCAAATGCACCTTCAGTTCTTTTAATTTCATTTTGTAATTCAGCAAATTTTTTGGAATTGATCGGGGTTGCATTCAATTGTTTGTACAAATCATTAATTCTCTCTTGATAACCATTGAGACTTACAATTGATTGTTCAACTTCTTGACCATCAACTTTAACTTTGAACGTGAGTAATTTAACTTTTGCCATATATTAAGAAATACGTTATTTTGTTTTTTTATGTACAAGTTCCGTCATAACCTGTTATGGTGAATTGACAACCACAACTTAGGTTAACACCGGTAAAGGTACAGTTTCCACCACCTGGGTTTAGATCACAACATTGACATATTTCATCACAATCACATAAGATTATTTTTTGACCTGCAATACATGGGTTATATGAAACTACAACAGTTACACTTGTTCCTGTTTGGAATGTTCCATAATAACCTGGCGGATCAGATGGTGCAATTGGTAAAGTATCCCCTGACAAATAGGTCATTGTAACTCCTGATACTTCAAGTCCTGTTATTGTGATATCGAGTGAAGCATCTGTTCTAATTTCAGCAACACAACAAGTAGTAACTGCTGAGGTAGGCGTAACAGTTGGCGTCATCGTGGTGGTAGGACTATTTGTCATAGTAACACTTGGAGTCGGACTAGGTGTTGTGTTGATTGTACTAGTAGGAGTCACCGGTGGAGTTCCAGTCTGACTTGGTGTACTTGTCATTGAAGGAGTATTGGTTTGTGTGCTAGTTTGACTCGGAGTTTGCGTTGGACTCAATTCAGGGGTAGCTGTGCTCGTAGGACTAACACTTGGTGTTTGTGTCATGGTTTGTGTTACACTTGGTGTCTGAGTCATTGTATTTGTCGGACTAGGGGTTGGCGTGGAAGGACAAACTAATGTGTCTAAAGTTTGTTCCAAATCTGAGCTAGTTCTTTGATTTGTGAAAGTATAAGTTGTTAACCATCTATAATACCCTTGTGGAATTGCAGTACCCGAATAATAGAATGGTTTGTTATATTGTGCAGCAGTTAATGTAGCCCCATTC